TCAAGCCTTGGCTCGGATTGTGATTGGTGAGCAGATGCTAATGGTTGCAAAGAAGTACCGAGTCGTGATGACTGTGCATGATGCCATCGCTTGTATTGCACCCGAAGCAGAAGTTGAAACTGCCAAGGAGTACGTTGAGATGTGCATGCGCACCCGCCCGGATTGGGGCATGGAGTTACCACTTAACTGCGAAGCAGGATATGGAGCAAGCTATGGAGAATGTTAATAAAGAGTTTTCAAGAGTTCGGCTTAGTACTGTCGTTTCATTTGCTGTATTGGCGGGGTTACTCCCAAACGACCAAAAAGAAAAAGACATTGACGAAATTGAGATTCGTGGTGACTTTGCCAGCTTGATGCAGTTTACGGAGCTAATTTACCAAGACATAAAAGCTGACGAAGACTTTGAAGCGCTAATGAAGAAAGGACTAGATGACCTATGACAGACGAGGAAAGAGAAATGGATTTGAACATTGCCGATTTGGAAGTTGAGAATCGGCTGATGCAAGCGCGTATAGATAGGCTAGAACGTGTTGAGTCTGCGGCTAAGGCCGTGGTGAATTCGTTTAGCAACAGCATCGACTACGACAGTTGGGATAAAGCACTTGATAGATTAGAAACCATATTAAAGGAGAAACCATGAAAGACAGTAAATTTACATCATCTCAGTTGCATGAACTTTTTATTTACAAAGACGGTGTTTTATTTTGGAAAGATTTAACAGGTCGAAAGGCAAGTAAGCAAGGGAAAGCAGCGTGGAAATGTGCTACAGGCTATATGTACATTAGCATAGGGTCTGAAAAATTTAAACAAGCTCGGTTGATTTGGATCATGTTTAACGAAAACACGGACAAAATGATTGACCATATAAATGGAGTAAGAGATGACGATAGAATTGAAAACCTTCGGGAAGCGGACGCTAAAGACAACATGTGGAATAAAACTCGGGGTAGGAACAGTGCAACGGGTTACAGAGGTGTTACACATTGTAAATGGACAGGACGTTTTGTTGCAGAGGTTCGTGCTGCCGGAAAACGTGTGTTCTTTAAGCGTTTCGATACTGCCGAAGAAGCGAACGAAGCGTGTATAAAAGCACGAACACAATTCCATAAGGAGTTTGCAAGACATGATTAAAATAGCTTCAAAGTTTTTAAAACACGGTCCATGCCCTGCGTGTAACAGTTCAGACGCCAACAGTTTCTATGATGACGGTCATGCCTACTGCCACGGGTGCAACACGTATAGCCGCGAGGCGTACATACAAGGCATTGATGAAGTCTTCCAAAATGTAGGCACTTATCAACAACCTCCTACAAAAAGTACAAAGGTATTCCAGATGAAACAGACAGGTGAGCCTAAGGCTATCGTAGACAGAGGTATCTCACGGGAGACTTGTGAATACTTCAGTGTTACACAAGCGGATGGTAAGCATTACTACCCTTATTTCGATACGGAAACAGGTACTAAGGTGGCTGAAAAGATCCGTAACGTAGAGAACAAGACATTCTCAATCGCTGGAAACTTTCAGAAAGCGGGACTTTTCGGGCAGTCCTTGTTCCAAAAAGAGGGTAAGTACATCACCATCGTTGAGGGTGAGCTAGACGCATTGGCTTCTTATCAGATGACAGGCAGCAAATGGCCTACTGTGAGCATCCGTAATGGGGCTTCAGCGGCTGTTAAAGACTGCAAGGCTCAGTATGAGTACCTAGATAGCTTCGAGACTATCGTGATCTGTTTTGACGCTGATGAAGTGGGACAGAAGGCAGCTAAGGAAGTTGCTGAATTGTTCGGAAACAAGGTTAAGATTGTTAAACATTTAAAGGAGTGCAAAGATGCCTGTGATTACCTCATTAACGGACGAGGAGCTGAATACGTTAACCAGTGGTGGAGAGCTGAGAGTTATGTACCCGATGGGATCATCCAAGCCTCAACACTTTGGGACAGCGTATCTTCACCTGAACCAGTCGCAGAAGCCTTCTATCCCTTCAAAGGACTCAACGAACTTTTATACGGAATACGATCGGCTGAACTCATTACGGTCACAGCTGGCTCAGGCCTTGGAAAAAGCCAATTTCTCAGGGAAATTTTGTTCAATATCCTGCGACAAACTAAATGGAATATTGGCGGGATGTTCCTCGAAGAATCAGTGCGTAAGACCGCAAGATCAATCATGTCTTTGCACTCAAATAAGAAATTACATCTCCCAGATACAGCAGTTACAGAACAAGAATTGAAGGAGGCATTCGATGCTACTCTTGGCACTAATCGTGTATTTCTTTTCGACCATTTTGGCTCTTTGGCTATTGACAACGTACTCAATAGAATCCGATATATGGCGAGGGCTTGCGATTGTAGGGTTGTTTTCTTGGATCACATTAGTCTCGTTGTGTCTGGTATGGACGGGAATGATGAGCGCAAGTCTATTGATGTATTGATGACTCGCCTACGTACATTGGTACAAGAGACAGGTATTACCTTGATCTGCGTATCACACCTTAAACGACCTAACACGGACAAGGGACATGAAGATGGTTCAGCGGTATCCTTATCTCAGCTACGTGGCTCTGGTGCTATTGCTCAGTTGTCTGACGCTGTTATCACTCTGGAGCGAAACTCCATGAGTCAAGACGCTGATGAACGTCACACGACCAAGGTAGCAGTTGCGAAAAATAGATTCTCAGGTTTTACTGGCCCCGCCTGTAGCCTCAGATATGACCTTGAAACAGGCCGCATGTATGAAATACTTGGTGTAGGTCAATAAATAGAGTTGACACAAATAATTGGAGCAAACAACACATGAATAAACACATGACTTTGGTTGAGACATTAAGGCTTGCACATTATGTGCTGAGTACATCTGATTCTCACGGAGACCCTCATAAACTTATTGCGCTCAAGGCAATAAAAGAAGCCTTAGCACAACAAGAAAAAATTGAAAATACAGCATGGAATGAACCAACACCTGCTTTTTATATTACTCAGTTGTCTAGAAATACGATTGCTTATCATAATCAAGTTTTTGGCAAACAAGAATTTAGTAAAAGAAAACAAGCGGATTGCGTTGTGCCTTGTTGGCTTAAACCACAACAACAACGAGAACCTCTGACATTTGAGGAAAAAGAACACGCTTTTCTTATTACAACAACATCCGACATTGATTCTATGAGAAACTTTTTTGATGGTGTTGAATTTGCAGAGCTTATTCATGGCATTAAGGAAACAAAATGACAGGGCCAGCTTGTTCACTCAAGTATGACATGGACACTGGACGTATGGTAGAACTTTTAGGAGTAGGCGGATGATTGAGATGATTATCGTGGGGACTATCGGTGTAGGATACTCTGTTGTAGGAGTGCTACAGTGGCTCAAAGGTGACATGGGAGCTGGTATCATGTGGTTAGGATACTCATTTGCCCAGATCGGACTATTCTTGAACTTAAAATGACTAAACGCATAGCACTAGACATCGAGACTAACATGGCACATGATGTAATCCATCTATGTGTGACTCAGGACATTGACACAGGAGAGGTACGTGTATGGAAAGCTCAAACAGGCCTTTGGGACTACTTAAAGGACGCTACGTTGATCGCAGCCCACAACGGAATATCATTCGACTTTCCGATCTTAAACAAGCTCTGGAAGACAAAGATTGGATTGAGGCAAGCGTACGATACATTGATAGTGTCAAGGCTACTAGAGCCAACGAGGGACGGAGGTCACAGCCTAGACGCATGGGGAAAGACTCTAGGCGTAGCGAAGCTGGACTACAAGGCAACGTGGCAGTGGATGATGAACAGACAGGAGGAATATAGTGGAGAAGCATTTGATAACCCCATTGAAGGATTGTTGGATTTTTATTGTCGTCGTGACGCAAGTGTGCTTGTCTCTCTTTTTCATAGGCTTGACAGGGATGTTACTGATAAAGGGTTTGCACATGGTAGCCTTGTTCTTGAACATTCTGTAGCAGCTATTCTCAACAAGCAAGAGAAGAACGGTTTCAAGTTGGACACCATTCACGCTACATGTTTGTTAGCTGAACTGAAGGGTAAGATGAGCGCTATCAATGACAAGATGCAGGAGCTGTATCCACCATACGAGGTTGAGCGTATCTCTGAGAAGACAGGGAAGATTCTCAAGCCTGAGCTGGTGGTGTTCAACCCTGCCTCACCCCCTCATGGTGTTTAATCATTTCAATGGCTTTAGCACTGATATCTGTAGGCATGTAAGTTACTTCTTAAAGGCCTGTCCACCGAAGTAGAAGGCAATAATAGATGCAAATACTTGCTGGCTGTCATCATCCCAGAGGATGTTTAAAGCTTCACTGAAGTTAACACCTGTCTTAAACGCATAGATGAAACCGAAGACATCCACGAACACCAAGAGCAGGAACATGCCGTAAGTGATGCCGGGACGCACCATAGCACGAGAATTAATTACCCATTGAGAAGCACCTTTAGCTGACTCTGTATCATGGGCTAGTAAGGCCATGTGTGTCTGCATTTGGATCTCGTCGTGACGTACATCAGCGTCAATCTGAATCTGATCCGTCCTAATCTCCTCCACCTTAGCTTGAGCAGCGTAGCCTTTCTCTAACAGAGTAAGCTCTTTTTCTGTCTGCATTTTAGCTAATTCAAGCTCATGCTTCTTATCTGCCTTATCTTGGAAATAATCAAGCAGTTTAGGTACGCCTCCCATAAGGAAGGACAAAACGGTGGATAACAAAGTTAACATATTTACTTACTCCTATAACAAAACTCTACAGCGTCCTTTACGATAATATATAGATAGAGTTCAAACGGTAATATGATGAAGAACAGCAAGGTAAGCAACACTAGGAAGCTCACATAGGCTGTCTCGCTAGAAGAAGTGCTATTATTAGTCCCCATAGTTCCAGTACGATTAGAGCCATTACTACGACCCATGC